CCATTACTTCTTTTTCTTTTCTTTCTTCTTTTTGGCTGCAACAATCTGAGCCATCAACCGTGATATATCACCACTAGTGTTAGAAGCCGTCATAATCATCTGCCTTTTCCAACTCAGCAAACAGCAATCTCAAAAAGGCGGCAATAGCCGCCAAAGTCAAAACCGCTGTCCCTAATATGATACCAACTGTTCTAAACATATTCCCCATCTTCCTGTCTACGCTGTACAGGGTGTCACACTCACTCAGGTTCGTGTGACACAACTGTGTTGTGTCCCCCCTCCGTTGGTTCCCCCCATACCATAAAACGCTTGTTCCCTAGACAAGTTGAATACAAGTTAACACAAAACCCAAGCACAGCATAGACAGACCCGCAAACATGACAAAACGGTGTGAAAAAATTAACAAAACTGTAACACTAGGGAACAATCCGCTATATGTTGATGGCAGAAATACTAGACCCACGCCAAGAAGCATTCTTGAACTGGCTAGTGACACCTGCTTCGGGGCGGGTTCCATCATCCCAAACAGCATACGCACAGCAAATCGGTGTAGACGAAACAACCTTGCGGCGTTGGAAAAACAAGCCAGCCTTCAAAGCGGAATGGGAAAAGCGTGTGGCTGCGCTCCAGGGTTCGCCTGAGCGAACCCAACAAATATTGGATAATCTATTTGCTAGGGCTATGGATGGAGATAATAATTCTGCAAAGTTGTATTTACAGGCAACGGGGCGTTTGGCTCCCGTTCAAGTCAATGTGGAACACTCGGGGAAGGTTACGGAGTTGTCGGATTCTGAGTTGGATGCGCTGATTGCGGAGTCCGCTAGGTCTGAAAAGAGTTTTCGTTTACAAACAAAGGTGACACCTGATGGCAACAACTAATGATGCGATGTACACCGCCTTAAAGGCGTTGTATCCGACTGCTGGTGATACTTTGGGTGATTTGTTGTATGCTCATTGGTCGGCTACTGGTCTTCAGTATCGTGGTTCGTTGCAGTATGATTATTATGTTGCTCAGGGTGCGCAGGGTACTACTTGGGGTGACTTGGCGAACTCTTTTTGGTCGGACCCAGATTTTGTTGTTTCTAATCTTGAGGATGAACTAGGGAACGATTTGCTATTGGAAGACGGTTCGTTTATTTTGTTGGAAGCAGGTAACTTGTAATGGCTGACCTAAAGATTTCTCAGTTGACCGCTATTACGGCTGTTGACCTTGCCAGCACGGATGTGCTGCCTGTGGTTGACACTAGCACTACGACAACCAAGAAGGTTGCTATGGCGGATGTGGCGGAGTTTGTTGCTGGGGCTACGGTTATCACTAGCCTTATTCCAGCGACGACAGATGACCTAACCGAGGGTTCTACGAACCTGTATCATACGACATCTAGGGTTACGGCTCAAAGTCAAAATGACCAGTTTATTCTGGCATCGGCAATCTTCTAGGGAACAGGAGTTCAATAGTATATGGCAACTTTTTCTAAGCAAATCCTGAGCGGGTCCACGGACGGCAAAGCCGTTAAGGTGACTGGAACTGGAACCGCTGGTGCGGTTACCGTTCATACTGGTTCGTCTACGGCTACGACCTTGGATGAAATCTGGGTTTATGCAAATAACACCAGCGCATCTGATGTCAAGTTGACGATTGAGTGGGGTGGCACGACTTCCCCAGATGACCTGATTGAGTTTACTGTTAAGGCAGAGAATGGTTTGTATCTGATTATTCCAGGTCTTGTTCTTAAGGGTAATGCTACTCCGCTGGTTGTTCGCGCGTTTGCTGGTACGGCAAATGTTATTACTCTGTCGGGGTATGTAAACCGAATTACGGCTTAAGGAGTCATAATGAGATACGCTCCTAGGACACAAGGTTCTCCTATTGTTAGTGGTTGGGGTAAACCCTCCGCTGGTGGCGGATATGGTGTTGCATCTGGTGGTTCTTCCAGTTCAATTACTGTTAACGGCGATTCTTATACTCTGTTGACCTTTACCAGCGATGATAACCTAGTTGTTGCTACTGCTGGTTGGTTTGATGTTGTTTTGATTGGTGGCGGCGGAGGCGGCGGAAGCGGAGCCGAATACGGTTATGGTGGTGGAAATCACCCATCCGACGGTGGTGGCGGTGGTGGTGGTGGCTACATTACCAGCACAATCTATCTTGCTGCTGGAACCCACTCGATTGATATCGGTGCTGGTGGAACAAGCAACAGACAGGGATACGATTCAAGAATCGCTAACGCTATTACTGCTTTTGCTGGTGGTTACGGTGGTGGAGCATTCTTTTCTGGCGGTTACGGTGGTTCCGCTGGTGGACATAGTTCCTATATTGGTGTAACTGTTGCTGGTGCTTCTGGCGGAACCGCAGGTTCAACTCAGGGGTACGCTGGTGGTGTTGGAATGCAGAACAACGGTTATAGTTCTGGTAACAACCGTGGCGGTGGCGGGGGCGGCGCAGCCGCTGTTGGTGTTAGCGGTGGAACCAGCGGCAATGGTGGTGCTGGTGTAGATATTTCTGCTTGGTTGGGTCAGTCTGCTGGTACAACCTACAAGGCTGGCGGTGGCGGTGGCGGATGCTATTCTGGTAGCAGCCCTGGAACTGGTGGCGTAGGTGGCGGCGGTAACGGCGGCACGACTGGTGCTGGCAACGCTGGAACTGCAAACTCTGGTGGTGGCGGTGGTGGTGGCGGCTCCGCTGGTGGTGGCGCAGGTGGTTCTGGTATTATTTATGTGAGGTTTAAGTAATGTCACAATATTTTGCTAAACTTGACGAAAACAATGTTGTTGTTCATGTTGCTGTCACAACCCCAGAGTTTATGGCAGCAAACCCTGAACGCTACGAAGGGCGTTGGGTTGAAACCTTTATTGGCGTAGAGGGAAAAACCTATGCTGGTATTGGTTATGTTTACGATGAGGTTGCGGAAGATTTCAGTTTTTCTGAAGTAGTTACTCCTCAACCACTGCCACCATATTCCGAATAGGACAATAAATGAAGTTCTCTAGTGAGCATAAAGCCATTGTTAAGTCATGGGCAAAAGTGTTTGCGGCAGCAGTCATTGCCGCATACACGGCTGGTAGCCGTGAATGGACAGTTATTCTGAATGCTGGTGTGGCAGCGTTGCTGCCTGTCGTGTATTCGTGGCTTGACCCGAAGGATTCCCGTTATGGTCGTCGTCTGGTCGTCAAGAAGAAGGCTGCCCCGCGGAAGAAGCGTTAATGCGCCGACCCTATACAGGAATGTCAGACGGCGTTTCCAAAGGGAAACGCCCAGGAACAGAAGCATTCGTTAAACATTGTGTTCTGTTAAGCAAGAAGAATCTGTGGAATAATGGCACTTGGGGTGTGCGCTCAATTAAGGGCAAGCCCGAGAAGATGTCTGTTCATTCTACTGGTCGCGCAATGGATTTGAGTTGGCGTGGCAAAGACAGAAAAACCGCTAACGACTTTATTAACTTTCTTGCCGATAATGCTGCCGCGTTGGGCATTGAACTAATTATTGATTATTATCCAATCCCACATGGTCGCGCCTATAAGTGTACGCGTGACGCATGGGAGAAGTATGACCGCCCCACTGTAAGTGGCGCGCCCAAGGGCGACTGGTATCATATTGAACTGTCTCCCGAGTTTGCTGATGACGCCAAAAAGGTTCATCAAGCGTTTAAGGCACTATTCAAGTAACCTGTGGTGGACTGCTGTCCACTAGACTGGAATCTATGAAAAAGTTACTGCTAGTTTTGGCTATACTGTTTTCTGTTATGGTTGTCTCTCCTGTCTCCGCTACAACCAGAGAGTTGTTGTGCGACACTAGACATAACATTATCAGCATGGTTTCTGCCAAGCGGTCCGCTGGCAGATATCAGGTTGATTATGTTATGTGGCGTGAGTCACGCTGCCGACAAGTAGCATTCAACCCGAATGACCCTATGGGGGGTTCTTATGGTCTTTTCCAAATCAATGCTTACTGGTGTAAGCCTAGTAGATACTATAAGCGCGGCTGGTTACAGACGCAAGGTATATTGGATAACTGTGAAGATTTATTCAATCCTGTTGTTAACGCTCGGGCTTTTGTCGCTATTTTTGATTATGCTGAAAAAATTTATGGGAACGGCTGGCTACCTTGGGGAGGTACTCCACGGTGGAATTAAACGAACTGTTAAACGAAAAAGAATGGCGTAAATGTCGCGGTCCGCAGGACGCGACAACAGACGACCTGCTGGAAGCGTTCGCATATTTCTGCGCGAACTACTGGCACATTAAGCATCCTGAGCATGGGCGCATTAAGTTTGAGTTGCGTGAAGCCCAGTTGGAAACCATTAAAACATGGTTGGATGAACGCTACAGTATTGTTCTTAAGGCACGACAGATTGGGTTTTCGACCCTTGTTGCGGCATATTGTTTTTGGTTGGCGTTCTTTTGGTCCGACCGTTTTATTGTTATGTTGTCCCGCACCGAACGAGAATCGGTAAAGTTGCTGGCTAAAGCCAAATACGGCTATAGATTTATGCCATTATGGATGAAGCAGCGTGGTCCTCAGCAGGTGACAGAGCATCAGTTGAAGATGGTGTTTGATAATGAGTCCGCTATTGAGTCGCTACCGTCCAGTAATGACCCTGCTCGTGGTGAGTCAGTGTATTTGGTTGTTGTGGACGAATGGGCGTTCTTGCCCAACGCTGAAGAAGCGTGGGCATCTATTGAGCCTGTCGCGGATGTCGGCGGTCGTGTAATCGGGTTGTCTACCGCTAATGGGTCTGGTAACTTTTATCATCAACTATGGGTCGGCTCCCAAACGGGAGCCAACCGTTTCAAAGGAGTGTTCTTTCCGTGGTCTGCTGACGGTGAGCGTGACGAAGACTGGTACAACGCTAAGGCTGCTAATATGCACTCTTGGCAACTACATCAGGAATATCCGTCGTTTCCTGAGGAAGCGTTTATTAAGTCGGGTAATCCTGTTTTTAATATTGAGTTGTTGGACGATATGCCTGTTATGGAGGCTGAAACTGGTTACTATCATTTATACTCTAGCGGCAATGGTGAGTTTCGCCCCGAAGAAGGCGGCGAGTTATCTGTTTGGGATTTTCCTAGGGCTGAAGGTGTATATACGATTGGTGCGGATGTCGCGGAAGGTTTGTCGTATGGTGACTACAGTTCCGCCCACATCATAGACGCAACCACAGGCATTGTGGTTGCCCACTGGCACGGGCGAATCGAACCAGATATCTTCGGTGAACTACTGGCAGAACTAGGCTGGTGGTACAATAACGCTTTGCTGGGCATCGAAAACAACAACCACGGTCTGACTTGTATCAAGGCTGCCCAAAAATACGGATACAAAAACCTGTATAGACAGCGCAAGTTGGCTAAGGTTCGTCCTGATGCCACCGAGATTCTCGGTTGGCGCACTAGCGCAACGACTAAGCCTATTTTGATTGATGAGTTGAATGCGGCGTTGAGGGATTCGGCTATTGAGTTGTATGATTCGTTGACGATTGCCGAATTACGCACTTTTGTGCGTAAGGAGAACGGCAAGATGGCTGGTTCCCCGCATGACGACAGGGTTATTTCGTTGGCGATTGCGGTCCAAATGTTGAAGTATGTGTGGTTGCCTGAGTATCGGGGCGATTTTAAGCCTCCGACCAATAGTTTGATGTGGTGGGAGCAGCATATGTTTGGCGGTATGCCCGCCACTAGAACATTTTTGGGGGCGCATAATGTTCGGGAACGCACCCCGTTCGGCTCTTAGGGAACAGAATGTGTATTTATGATGGAATTAGTGTGCGAAACTTGTCAAAATCAGTTTTTTGTGGAGCAAATGCCGCATCGCGGGTCAATTTGCTTCAAATGCCACATTAAGGGGGTTCGTCTTGGCTTCACTTATGGTCAAGAAGATTTTCATGGCCCTACTATTCGTGAGCGTCAGCGTCAAACTGTGGAACAGGCTAAGATTAACGGCTATAATGCCGAACCTGTCACAAACTGGATGTAATGTATGTCGTCGGCGGTCTGGGTTCCTATCGCAGTTGCGATTATCACAGGGCCAGTCGTCGTGGTGCTACAAAAACTTCGTAAAGAAAATACCGACCAGCACGCCCAAGGACAGATTCTTCTACGAATGATAGGTAAAAAGGTCGATAATATCGGCACAAAGTTGGACAACCATATCGGTTGGCATGAAGGTCAAAAGGACGCATAATGGCACGGAAGTCGGCAGCAGACCATCTTAAGCAGTACAAGCAGCGCATCGAAGCCAGCCGTAAGTGGCGCAAAAAGGATGGCTATGATGGCACTTGGAAGCGTCTGAATGACCTGTATCGCGGTAAGCATTTTGATGACTATAAGAACGAGGACCAGATGCTGGTCAACATTTCGTTCTCGACGATTAACACTATTTCGCCTAGTATTTCGGTGAACTATCCGAAGATTTCTGTTTCGGCTGTTAAGCCAGAGAATGCCGCCCAGGCTGTCATCGCTGAGGCTGTTGTTAACTATTGGTGGAAAAAGCGGGATATTCGTACCGAGTTCCGTCGTGCTGTCAAGGATATGTTGGCGTTTGGTCACGGCTGGATTAAAGTTGGTTACCGTTTTGTTGAGGAAACCATTGAGGGCGAGTCTGAGATTTCTGACACCGCCGAAGGCGGTGAAAGCCAGCCTGTAACAATTATTCGCGAAGACAGCCCGTTCGCTGAGCGTGTGTCTATCAATGATGTGTTTGTTGACCCAGATGCCACAAGCATGAAGGACATCAAGTGGATTGCTCAGCGTATCCGTCGCCCAATCGCAGAAGTCAAAGCCGACAAGCGTTACTCGAAGGCTGCTCGTGAGCAGGTTCAACCGATGGCTATTAGCCGTTATGCGGATGACCCGTCACGCCGCAAGATTCACGACCCAAATGAAGGCTACGCAGAGATTTGGGAGTTTTACGATGTGGCAGCCAACATGATGTCGGTGTTCTGCGAGAACTGTGACAGTTTCTTGGTTAAGCCGATGGCTATGCCGTATTCGTTTGGTCAGCCGTTTGTGATGATGCGGAACTATGATATTCCTGACTATTTTTATCCGATGGGTGAACTTGAGGCTATTGAGCCGCTTCAGTTGGAGTTGAACGAAACTCGTACCCAGATGATGAACCATCGCAAGAAGTTCAGTCGCAAGTATCTGTATCGTGAGTCGGCGTTTGACCAGTTGGGTCGCTCAGCATTGGAGTCAGATGACGACAATGTGATGGTTCCCGTCAACACAGACGAACCGTTGGGCGGTGTTGTTTCAGCGTTTCCAGCCGTTATTAACCCGCCCGAGTTCTATAATCAGACTGGTCAGATTATGTCTGATATTGAGCGTGTGTCTGGTGTCACCGAGATTCAGCGTGGCGGCGTATCGGAGATTCGCCGCACCGCAACCGAAGTATCCAGTATGGTGGACGCGGCAAACGCCAGAACCTCAGACAAGTTGGCTGTCGTCGAGCAGGCTATTGCTGAGGTTGGTCGCCGTATGATGGCTTTGGCACAACAGTTCATGGTCGGTGAACAGGTTGCCCGAGTCACAGGTCGCGACGGTGAACCAGTATGGGTCCAGTTCGACCGCGACTATTTGGCAGGCGACTTCGATTTCGAAGTTGCTGCTGGCTCAACTCAGCCCCACAACGAATCATTCAAGCGTCAAATGGCGTTGCAAATGGTTGATGCTATGGCCCCGTTCGCTGGTGCAGGTATTATAGACATGAAGAAACTTGCTGGCTATGTGCTACAGTTCGGTTTCGGTGTGAAGAATCCTGACGAGTTTTTGACGGAGCCTCAGGCTCCTATGGGTGCTGAAGGTTCTGTCTCTGCTGGTCCTGAGGGCGCACCTGCTGGTGCTGCCCCCACTATTCCTCCCCAAGTGGCAGCGATGCTTCAGGGTCAGCAGGGACAACCCCCAGCCCTTTAGGGAACAACAAAATATATATAGAGCAACCATCTAGGACTCTAGGAGATATTTTTAATGAGTGATGAACTCGCAACGCCGTCCGTGGAACCCGAAGTTGGGTCAACCGTATCTGATAGCGTACATACAGAAGCACCCGATACACCCGTCCTGAGCGTTGAAGAGTACTCTAATTATAGAGTGCCAATCAAGGTGGACGGTCAGGAACTGCAAGTTCCGCTTTCGGAGGCTATTGCTGGTTATCAGCGTCAAGCAGATTATACTCGTAAGACGCAGGAACTGTCGCAGCAGCGGGAACAATTCCAGTTTGCTTCGGCTCTTCAGGCGGCTTTGGAGAATGACCCTGCTAGCACGATTGATTTGTTGGCTAATCATTATGGTATCAGCCGTAAGGCTGCTACCGAGATGGTTGAGCAGGCATCTGATTCGTTTGATGATATTGACCCTGTTGAGCGTCGGTATCGTGAACTTGACCAGCGTATAGCGTCCTTTGAGGATTACCAGAATCAGCAGCAAGTTGAACGCGAGATTCAGGGTTTGCAGTCCAAGTATTCTGACTTTGATGTTAGGGAAGTTGTTACAGCCGCTTTGCGTGCTAACACAACGGACCTTGAGGGCGTTTACAAGCAACTAGCATTTGATAAGATGGTTGCAAAAGCACAGTTGGAGCAGGCAGCAGCCGAGCGTCAACAGGCGGCAGATGCCGCTGTTGTTGAGGCAAAGCGTGCAGCATCTGTTGTGTCTGGCGGAGCGTCAGCGACAGCCAGCACCACCAACGATACTTTTGTTCCTATCACCAGTGTTGCGGATGCTTGGGAAGCCGCTAAGCGTCAAATGGGCGCAAGTTAGTTACCCACAAATTACTGGTTCTCTAGGAGAGAATAATGTCTAACCCAAACTTTGATGCGTTGCTTTCAACAACGCTCGCAAACTACCGTGACCAGTTGACCGATAACGTCTTCACGGCACGCCCGCTGACCTACTTCCTCATGGACAAGGGTCGCATTCGTATGCTCAATGGTGGCACGAAGATTGTTGAACCGCTCATCTACGGTCAGAACTCGACCGTTGCTTCGTACAGCGGCTACGACACCATCTCGCTGACCGCACAGAGCGGCATCACGGCTGCCGAGTACGACTGGAAGCAGTACGCTGCGTCCATCGCCATCTCGGGAATCGAAGAGGCAAAGAACAACGGCGAACAGGAAATCATCAACCTGCTCGAAGCCAAGATTATGCAGGCTGAAGAGTCCATGCGTGAAGGCTTCAACCAGATGTTCTTCGCAGACGGAACTGGCAACAGTGGCAAGGACTGGAACGGTCTCGGCAACATCGTTGAGGCTTCGGGAACTGTTGGTGGAATCAACCGTGCAACCGCTGGTAACGAGTACTGGCGTTCGTACGAGGAGAACACCGCAGGTGCTTTGACCCTCGCCCAGATGTCCACGGCGTACAACAGCGTGTCGGTCGGTAACGACCACCCAGACATGGTGCTGACGACCCAGACCCTGTTCGAAAAGTATGAGGCACTGTTGCAGCCGCAACTTCGTTACACGGACACCAAGACCGCAGATGCTGGCTTCCAGAACCTGCTGTTCAAGGCTGCTCCTGTTGTGTACGATGAGCATTGCACCGCAGGTGTTGTGTACTTCCTTAACAGCAAGTACCTGACCCTTGTGGGTCACTCGGGTAAGTGGTTCGCTCAGACGGAGTTCGTCCGCCCAGAGAACCTCGATGCCCGTTACGCACTCATCATGTGCTACGGAAACCTGACCTGCCGCAACGCGGCGAAGCAGGGTAAGTTGAC